AGGTAACGTAAGGTCTGCTGACCAGTGGGCATTAGCCAGAGTTAACGGGTTTTTAAGAGCATTAAGAACTGGAAGATTTAAAAGAAAACCTTATGATACTGATCTTCTGCCATCAGGACATCCGTCAAAATCTAGTAAAAGTGAATCTAAAGCAGAATCTGTAAACGTAGGTGAATCTGTATCTTGGAGTATAGACAAAAGTCCACAACCACCTTCAACAGTTCACGGTGTTGTAGTATCTGTAAATAGTGGTGATAAAGAAGCTACTATGCAAGTGTGGGCAATAATGGAAGATGGCTCACACGAAAAAACCGATAGAAGAGTCACAATGCCTATTTCAACCCTAAGAATCATATCTGACATAACTAAATAAATCTAGTAAAAGTAGTCGTTAAGAATTAAGGTCTACTGATAGAATTAATATGAAATTGGCAATTTTATATATTTAGGAGTTTAAGTGTCAGAAAATTTTGATATTAAGTCAATAGACTTAGAAATAAAAAATGACGAAAAGGGCGAAGTCGCTGCCGTCTTTTCAGTCTTCGATAAAATAGATTCAGATGGCGATATCGTAACAGCAGGTTCAATTAAATCAGGTTTTAAATCAGGTGATGTACCTATGGTATGGGCTCATAAATGGGATATGCCAATTGGTAAAGGACAAATTTCACAAGATAATGATAAAGCGACATTCAAAGGTCAGTTTTTTATGGATACAGAATCTGGCAAAGAAGCATACAACTTAGTAAAAGCTATGGGCGATTTACAACAATGGTCTTTTGGATTTAAAGTTGATGATTCTGAATATGGAAAACTTAAAAAAGACGGTGAAGAAGAGCAAGATGTTAGATATCTTAAAGGCTTAACTGTTTACGAAGTTTCACCTGTTCTTGTCGGAGCTAATCAAGAAACATACACAATGGCTATTAAATCTAATACTGAATTATTAGAAGAACTTTCAGAAGAAAAAGCTGTTATGACTACAGAAAGTATGAATGAACCAGACCCTGAAGAAGAGTCTGTCGAAGAAGCTCCTATCGAAGAAGAAACTGTCGATGAAATTGATACTGAGTTTGAAGAAGTTTCTGAAGAAGAAGCTCCAGCAGAAGATGTAGAAGCAGAAGAAATTGCTGAAGAAACTGCTGAAGAAGAAGAAAAAGATTTAAAAGTTTCAGAAGAAGTCAATAAGACTTTTTCCGAAGAGGTCAAAGATGTGCTTGCTGCATTAGAGAACCTTATAACAAGGGCGAAAGCAATTTCGTCCCTCCGTGAAAAAGACGGTAGAAAATTAGGCACAAAAGCTACTGAAGCACTTCGCACGGTTCAGGACGATCTTAGCGATGCTTGGGCAGAATTAGACTCATTTGTCGATGAGTTCGGTGATGAAGTAGTTTTAGAGTCAGAAGTAGAAGAGCAACCAACTGATGATAGTGAATCCGATGAGAATAACGGTGTAGTCGAAGAAGCTATCAATGATGAAGTCGAAGAAGAAATTCAAGACGAAAACAGTTCTGAGGAAGAAGAAGCTGAAGAGACTCCTGTCACTGAAGCATCCGAAGAATCAGAGGATAACAGCGAATCAACTGACGAAGATTTTGATGCCGAATGGGTCGAAAGTCAAAGGCTTATAGCTGAGACTGTAGACATAGAAGTATAAGTAATAGTTATCATAGGAGATAATAGTGAATAAAGTAGACAATCTTAAAGAGCAGATTGTAAAGTCTCGTGAAGAACTTAAAACTATCTTCGAAGGTGCAGACGAAAACGGTAAATATACTGCTGATCAAAAAGAAAGCATTGCAAAAGCTAATGCTGACTTAGCAGGTATGGTTGACGATCTGAAACTTGAAGAAGCTAAAGTTAAAAACGAAAAAGCTTTGGAGGTTGAAAACGAACCTGTAAATTCTATTCCTAATGCAATGCCTGAGCAAAAAGGTCCACAATCTATTGGGGAACAATTTGCTGATTCTGATGCTTACAAAGCATATACACAGAATGGCGTTAAAGGTGTAGATTCACACGCAGAGTTTAAAACAACCTTAAACACAACTGGTTATCCACCTGAGAGCTTAAGAGCTCCGGGAATCCTAGAAACAGCTCTTCGTAATCCAGACAGCGTTATTGGATTGTTTGATCAAATTCAAACTAACCAAAATGCATATGTCTATCTCGAAGAAACAACATTCACAAACAATGCTGGTTCAGTTGCTGAAGCTGCTGACATTAGTTCATCTAATGAAGGTGCCTTAGCATTTACAGAAAGAACAGAATCCATCAGAAAGATGGCTACTTTCTTACCTGTAACTGACGAATTGTTAGCTGATGTTGCTGGTATTCAAGGATATGTCAACTCTCGTCTTTCAACGATGATGAAGTTGAACTTGGACAACCAATTAATTAATGGTAACGGATCAGCTCCTAACTTAACTGGTGTATTAAACAAATCAGGTATTAATACCTTTGCATTTGGTTCATACTCAGGCAAGTTAAGGAAAATCGGTCAAATATATCAAGCCATCACAGAAATTAGAAAAGATGCATTCGTAGAACCAGATTCTATTGTTATGCATCCATCTGACTGGTACGACATTGTTACAGAAGAAAGTTCTGTAGAAACAAGCGGTTCTAGAAACCCATTGTTTGTCGTTGCAGGTGGATTTGGTGCTGACGTTGCTCCAAAAATTTGGGGTCTTAACGTTGTACCTTCAACAGTTATTGCTGAAGGAACAATGCTAGTCGGTAAGTTTGGCGGAGGTGACGCAGCTCAAGTAGTATTGAGAGAAGGCGTAGACCTAGCTGTTTCCGATAGCCATAGCGATTTCTTTGCAAAGAATCAATTGGCAATCAGATTGACAATGAGATTAGGATTTGCAATATATCGTCCAACAGCATTCTGTACTATTACAGCGATGTAATTAGACAATTTGGTTTTTTAAGGGCGGATTTATATTCGCCCTTTAAACCAAGAGGAGAAAAATGAAAAGAGTATTAAACCCACAAGATGTAACAGACCAACTAGAAAGATTTGGTATGGTCGTTAGAGATAAAGATTTCTTTAAAGAATCTGAAGAAAAATTAAAAGATTTTATTATTGAAGAACCAAAAAAGGCAAAAAAAGATAAAGTATCTGATGAAGATCAAGTTGAGAAAGACGATTCTGAGGTAAAATAGATTTATGTACACAATACCAGAAAAGAATATTTGGAAGCTCCCTGATGGAAAAATTTGGGAAGGCGTTGCTGCAGACTTACCTGTAAGTCAAGCAGATTTAATTGCTAAAGCTGGACACGAGTATCCAACTGATTGGCTCAAAGAGCAAGGTTGGGGAAAGAAAGCTCCTGCTAAAAAAGCAGAGCCTAAAGCTGCTCCAAAAAAATCAGTAGAAAATAAAGCTGTAAAGCCAAAAGATACAGAAGATAAGTAAGGAGTCTTAATGGCTCTTTGCACAGTTTCTGATGTAGAAGCAATAAGTCAACTAGACTATGAATCTGGTTTAGAAACTGATATAACAAATGTATTTATTCCATACGTAGATTCAGCAATAAAAAGATTTTTAGGTTATGACGTTGAATATAATGCATCAATTACAGAAACCTTTGACGGTCGTGAAAGAACACATTTATTTTTAAAAGTTGTCCCCGTAGTTTCTATTACATCAGTAACAGAAGATGGTTTTACTTTAACTTCAGGAAATGACAAAGATTATGTTCCTTATCTAGAAGAAGGTTATTTAGTAAAAACAGGTAAATCTAGATGGTCAGATGCACGTATGCAAAATATAACTGTTGTTTATTCTGGTGGTTTTCAAACAATGCCAAGTGTTATAACATTTACTTGTGCAAGAGCTGTGTCAAGATTAGTTAATAGTGCATTACAACTATCTTCACAACAACCTAAAGCAGAAATAAAATCACACAAAAGTGATACATCAGGTAATGATGGTAATTTTTATTCTGTACAAAGTGAAAGCATAGCAGATTTAAGTTTGGCTTATGGAGATCCATTAAATGCACCACTTGGTCCAGCTTTAACCGCTTTTGATATTACGGCTCTTATGCCTTATAAAAGAATTTTCTTCGATTAAATAACAAGGAGGAGGAATGCCGAATAGAATAGCACCAACAGTAGAAGAAGCTAGAAATTTATTTTTAAAAGATCCTCATAAGAAATTATCATTATGGGCTAAAGAATGGGGCGTGTCTGATGAAAGAGTTAGACAATTAAGAGAACAAGCAGGGGTTGCACCTAGATCAGCTTACAATTCAGAAATTGCACAAATTGTTTTAGATAGAATTGCTGAGGGTAAAGGTTCTTTAACTACTTCAAAAACATACGAAGAACTACCTATAGGTTATGAAAGATTTAAAGCTTGGATGAAAGATATGCCAGAGCTTGTAGAAAGAGTTAAAGAAGCAAAAGCAAAAGCTGATAAATTATCTTGGAATCCTAATTGGAAAAAATGTTTAGAATGTCAAGAAGAAAAAGATATATCAGAATTTGAAAAATCTCAAAAATACAAAAGTGGATACACATTATATTGTATAGATTGTTTAGTAGGTCTTAGAAACACAACTCACGAATATAAAGAAACTATAAAATCAGAAGAAAACAGTAAAATTTGTTTAGTTTGTCAAAAAGATAAACCATTAAATAAATTTAACAAATCTAAAAAAGATAAAAATAAAAGAGAAGCTATTTGTTCTTTATGTCATAGAAAATCAAATAGAGAAAAAACATCTTAAAAGTTTGGTATATTTTTAAAAGATAAGGTAAAATAAAAGCTGGTTATAAATGATCTCAGGTAATTAACCATTACCTTCTAGAACATAAGTAGCCTCCTTAATTGATTGCTTAAAAGCTGGGTGTAAAAACCCGGCTTTTTGCATTTGAATATGTATAATTGATTATGGCAGATGACAAAATGACAAAGCTTAGATTATTTGCTTTTATTAGAGCTAATAATCAATGTGAATGGGCTGAGTGTAATTCAAGGTCACAACTACAACTTGCACACATACAAGCAAAAGGTATGGGTGGAAGTGATAGTAGAAAATATGATCCTGAAAATGTTGCTGTTTTATGTATGACTCATCACGACATTTATGATGGTCGTAAACAACAGGGCAGTTCGTATGCTATAAGAATGTTACTAACTGCTTATTTGAAAGGAAAGTGGAAAAATGGACAAAAGTGATAATATAGCTTTTTTATATCAATATATTGAAAGTGCAAATCCAGAAGCAGAGTTTTTAGAGGGACACGATAATGCAATATTAGGAGTAGCTACAATACCTAGATTAGGAGAATGTATTGCATACTCTACAGGAATTATTGTTAATAATTTATATCAAGAATATATGGATGATAAGTCAATAGATTGGAAAGAACAAGACCCGGATATGACTAAAGATGATCAAGCTTATCAAATGGCTTTAGATTTCTTTGGTCATAGTATTTATTCTGTATCTTATGGTGAATATGGACCTATCTTCATAGACGATATGTTCTAATCGGTTGGGTGTATAAGCTATGATAATTATATGCCCCTTAACACACACATATTAAACGATAGCGTAGAGATACAAAGAATTAATGCAACTGGTTTAGATTCTAGAGGTAACACCTCTGATGACTGGGCTACACTTGCTGCTTCTACAAATTGTAGAAAAGTTAGTGGTGGTACAGCAGAAGACAGAGATGGTAGAAACACAATAGTTGAATCACTTACACTATATTTTGGTGAAACTGTTGATGTAAAAGCTAGTGACAGAATAAAAGACGGAACAAAGTATTACGAAATAATTGCAATCAATACTGTACGAGATTCTAAGGGAGATGACTGCTATACCGTAGCTTCCTGTTTATATAGGGAGTAAAATTGGCAGGGAGAAAAACTACTAAAAAAAATCCTAATAAAATTAGAGGTCAGTCTGTATCAAACAAGATATCTTCTACTGTTATTACATTATCCAAAGCAGCAGGTTTTGGTTTATCTTTAGCTCCAAAAAGTTTTAGAGGATTAAGAGTAGCTCGTGGTCGTGCACTAGGTTTACAAAGATATGGTAGAGATATTAACTCACTAGCAAAAGGTAAAATGGGTGCACGTATTAACAACCGTATAAAAGGAAGGTTGGGTGGTTTGGCTGTTAATGCAGTCTTGCCCAATACTAACAACGTTATACTTCGTTTAGCTCGTGCTCAAATAGGTAGTTACTTAAATAAAGCTATTCATAAAAAAACTAAAGGTTTCAATATGTTAGAAGTCTTTGGTCCTAAAGCAACTGCAAAAGCTCATCAGCAAATATTTAATATGGAAACAGGAAGTTTATTTATTCAAATGCAAAATCAATTAGCTTTTTCTTTAAGAGCATTAGCACCTAGAACAGAATTTACTATGAATATGGGTGGAACTATTGTACAATTTGGTCCTAATAATTTATCAGAATCTGTAATGATACATCCTGTACAAAGAAATCCAGAACAAAATGTGATAGCTAAATGGGCTGTGTCTGTAGGAGGAACGACACCAGAAGGTCCTGCAGATAAAGCACCTTATGTTTGGATAGCTAATTATGGAGGTATGATGTTTAATCCATTAGAACCTACAAAAAATAAAGCTTATGGTCCTACTTTTTTTGCAGAGCGATCTCTTGAATTTATAGAAAGAACTTATAAACCAGTAATTAAAAAAATGTATGAAGTATTCACTCCTAAAAAAGTATTAGATGAAATAGCAGCTAAAAATATGAAAATGGATCCTTCTAAATTTGTAACTAGGTCTTATTCACAAACACACAAGCGTTTACAAAAAATATGGCTATCTAAAGATGGTGAAGCTTTAGAAAAACAAATTGAAATGCAACAAGCTAAAAAAGGCGGTAAAACAGTAAAGACATCTTATTCTTCACGTGAAGCTGGAGATCAAGACTTTATGGAATATTATGAAAAACATTTTGGTGTAAAAGAATATGATAAAACAGGAAGAATGTTTCAAGACGCACAAGAAGATGGTGCTATGGCTGCTATGAGAGTAATGTATGGTGATGAGTATTATGAAAAAATTACTGAAAAAGAAGTTCTTAGAAAAACAAAACCAACTAATAAAAGACGTACAAGAGTTAAAGTACAAACTACTGAAAAAATTCCTTATGCAATAACAACAGGAACTGGTCGTGTTCCTATTTATGCAGATATGAGAGAACTCAAAAATAAAAATGGTAAATTTTTAGCTGGCAGAGGAGCAAACAGTCATTATAAGAATACAGTAATAGAACCAGCAAAAGTATCTATTCAAAAAGATTATAGATTTGATTTAGGTGAAGTTGTGTTAAATGAACAAGTTCAAACTAAATTAAAAGAAATGCAAAGAAATGGAATTATTAGATCAGTCAGAGATGAAAAGACTGGTAAATATGAAATTGAGGTTCTTGATGTAGATAGGTTTGTTAAAGAACTTGAAATAGAATCTTTAGGTCGTGGTGCTGTAGGTGATACTAATTATCTTGCTAGAGGTGAAAGTGCTGAAGATATTGTTAATAAAACACTTAAAGCTAGTGGTCAAGGTGGATATGTTACTGGTTCAAAAGTTAGTGGTAGTGGTGCAGGTGGACAAAAAATTATTGCTACTAATTTAGAAGATGATTTAAGAATAAAAGCTGAAGTAGATGCTGTTAAGGAAATAGTTAACGAAGTTAATAAAAAATTACCTTATACATATCAAAACAGAAAAGTTAACACTACAGGTGGGGGACAAAGACTAACAGGAAAAACAAACAGAGAGCATTTACATACTATTACTAATGCACAGGAAAGACAAAGATTTAGAGCTCAACTAAGAGCAAGAGGTCAAGGTTTAAGCGATCCTCATTCTGAATTTATTCAAGCAACAACTAAAACTGTTAGAAGTAGAAAAGGCTTCTTTGATGTAAAACAAGATAGTGAAGGCAGAATAACAATTGTTAGCAACACAGATAAGAAAATTACATCATCACAAACAAAAATTCAAAAATTAGAATCTAACTTAGCAAAAGCAGAAGATAAAGTAAGAGCTGAATCAAATAGACTTGATGATTTAGTCAAACCAACCAATACGGATAAGATAGATGTTAGAGCAGCAACAAACCGTTTAAAAAACCAAGGTTATGTAAAGCCTACTGATTCTGAAGTAGATCAAGTATTTTGGAAAGTTGGAAAGCATAAAGCAAATGCTAATACATACATAGATGATTATGGTCCAATTAAAAAAGGTGATGCAATACCTATATTAAAACAACCTCAAATGAAAATATCAGACCTTACAGGTGAAAAAACTATTAGTAAGAGTGCACTGTCAACAACAAAGTTGAAAAAACTTGAGAATGATCGTAAATCTATAGCATCTGAACTTAGGAATGAAAAGAAAACATTGACTAATTTATTTAAAGAGAGAGATAAAGAGCAAAGCATATTTTCAACTCAGTCTAGCGGTGTAGTTAGTATTCAAGGTAGAAAACTTGGAACTGGTAGAGGTGCTAAAGCACAAAAAGCAGGTATAAAAGCTATAGATGATTACAACAAAAATAAACTTCCTTCGATATTTAAAGGTGTTAATGTTTCAGGAACATCTGGAGTTATAAAATCTAGAGGAAATATTGTAAATAGAGATATGGTTCAGTCAGATACGTTAAGACTTATTGCAATGGCAGATGATCAAGGAGAAGCTTTACCAACATTATCTTTTTTCTTTAAATCAGGTGTATCAAAATCTAGAGCTGAAGAATTAGGTTTATTTGCCTACACTGCAAAAATAAATAAACCAACATTAGGTGGAGGTCACTCAAATAGAGGTAGAACTATTAAACCAATTGTAAGAAAAGGTAAAAATGGTGCAGTAGATTTAATTTATAAAGATCCGCAACTACCAACTGCACAATTAGTCTTAAGACAAAGATTTTCAAAACAAGGTCCTAAAACAACAGTAAGATACGAAGATCAATCAGGAAGTAAGATTACTAATGTAACAAGTAGAAAAAATTCTGATGATATACAAACAGCTTCTTTAATTGAAGATTTAATGTTTTTAGAAAGTGGTTTAAATAATGAAAAAATTGAAAAACCAAGAAAAAGAACTACAGGCGGGTTTGCAACCAATTACGCTAACGATGGAAGTATTGTGATAAGATTTGAAGATAGGTAATTATGGTATACGGTAATCAAAATTCAGCTCCTGATGCAGAAGTAACATTTAGAGCTTGGGCAATAAATAGAACACCTATAACTAATATTTGTGGTACAAGAATAGCAACTAGACTTCCAAGAAACGCTACGTTACCATTTTTAGTGTTTTTTCGTGGAGGCGGTCTACCTGTTAGTCCAAGAAGTCAAGTTCTTATAGAAGAAGCTATTATTCCTATAAGTTGTTACGCAGGTAGATGGGGTGGTGACGCAACAGATACTAATGCTGATTATTCTACTGCTTATTCGCTAGCTTCAGCTGTGCAACAATCAGCTTTTAATGAAGAAAATATAGCATTAACACTTTCTGATAATTCAAAAGCATTTATTTATGGTATGGAAATCATTGAAGGAATTTCGCGTGTAGAGGAAACAGAAACTGGGTTGGGGTTGTATACTATAACTATTGGAATGACATATAGGTATGACACATAATGAAAAAAGTACAAGTTAACCCATTAATGCCTTTCACACAAGTGTGGTGGGATATTAATGGAGAAGAAACTCTATTTACTAAAAGTTCTTGGGTAGAAGTCTCAGAGAACACTTGGAAAGATATGAGCAAGCATATGAAGCCTATGAGCGACACTATGCAGGGACAAGTCTTCATTGCTGAAGATGAATCTATTGCTACTAACCAAGTGATTGAGCGCGTTGATCTTACCGACAAGGTTGAGGACAACGAAGTCGTGGAAGAAGACTCTTCTGAGGAATGGTATTCTGAAGAAGAATAGGTAACTGATGTAAGTCAGTTGTCGCGACAATTGAAGTATAAGATATATAGTAGGAGAGTATAATGCCAGCTACAAATGGTTCAATATCTGAGGTATTGATCGGTACTGGGGTCCTTTATTTAAAGGATCGAACAACAGCTTCGTTAGCTTTCCCAACAGATGCATCTGGGGCGTTTGATACGCCAACAGCTATGACACCTGCTTGGGAAGAAGTAGGCTATTCTGAAGATGGTTGGACTCTTGAAATGGATAAGACTTTTGAAGACATTATGGTGGCTGAAGAAGTAGATCCAATTAAAACAATTAAGACTGCTCAAGAAGTAAGATTAACTGGTGAACTTTCACAAGCTTCACACGATAAGTTGATTATTGCTCTTGGTGGTGGATCAGCTACTTCCGGTAAACTTGGAAGTGGTCTTAATGGTGGAGCTGGTGCAACTGCATCAGGATACACCACTTTAGTTCCCCCAACATCATCTGCATTCAACGAGTATGCAATGTTATTGGTGGCTGATGGTCCAAAGGGTACAAACGGAGTTGCAACAAGACACGTTAGAATCCCTCGTGCTGTAAGCACAGGTTCTTTCGCTATGCAACACGCTAAAGCCCCTCAAAAAGTTGTTTTGAGCACAGAGTTCAAGATACTGGTACCTGACACAACAATTAATGTTGGTTCAGATAGCAATGGTTATTTCTTCCTGTTCGACATCGTTGATAATACTAACGCTGCCGGTTCAGGTGGATCAAGTAACCCATAATATTAGATAGGAGAAAGACGTGAGTGAGAAGACAAGATTTATGGATTTTGATGCTGCAGTCGAAGAGTCTGACAAGAAATCGATTACAGTCAAAATGGCGGGTAGAAATTATGAATTTCCACCTGAACTGCCTGCAAGGGTAGTATTAGGACAATTGCGGTTTATGGATGACACTGGTCAACTAGCTGCAGCACAAATTCCTGAATGGTTAGCTACATTGGTAGGACAAAGTAACCTAGATCAAATGTTAGAAGATGGAGCATCTTGGGAACAACTGCAAAACCTTTTAACATATCTTTTAAAAGAATACGGAGTGTCTGCTGAGTTAGAAGCGATAGATGAAACTGTAGAAGATGAGGGTGATAACCCAAAATAAACTTCACTCCAGTTGAAATAGTAGAACGCTGGGGTTCTCTGGAAGCAGATTTTTTACGCTACTACAATATAAACAAACCATTAGACGTACCTTGGAGAAAATTTTTAAGGTTAATGTCTAATATGCCGTTTGAAGACTCTGTATTTTTCTTACCTTTGTATCAATCCTTAAAAGCAGGAGAGGATTATAACCCTGAAGATAAAGACCGTAGATGGTACAAAAAACAACTTGACAAAATGCGAGGTCGAGAAGGTAGAGAAAGAAAACAAATTTCACTAGATAATTTTATGAACGAAGTACAGGATAGATAAATGGCAGGTGTAGATCAAGAGATGCAACTGAGGCTGGCTATTACAGCCCAGCTAGTTGACATTGATGAGATTACAAAAGGTATGACTAAAGACCTGCTCCCTTTACAGAGAGCCGGTCAAAGTATATCTAGAATAGCAACTGTGGGTATGGTTGGTGCAGCCGGTGCTTTAGCTACTGTAGCAACAGCTACAGTTATGGGTGTAAGGTCTTTAATAGCTTTTGAAGACGCATTTGCAGGTGTAAGAAAAACTGTAGATGCAGATAATGAAACATTAGAAATGCTTGCTGGTCAAATTAGAGATTTAGCAACAGAACTTCCAATTGCTGCAACAGAGCTAGCTAGAATAGGTGAGCTTGGTGGTCAGTTGGGTATTGGAGTTGAATCACTCGGAGCATTTATAGAAACAGTCTCTAAATTAGGAGTTGCTACTGTATTAAGTACAGAAACTGCTGCATTAGCTTTAGCTAGATTAGCTGCTATTGCCGATGTACCTGATGAAGCTATGTCTGACTTTTTTGAAAGAACAGGTTCTGCATTAGTAGATTTAGGTAACAACTTTGCAGCAACTGAAGATGAAATTATTACAACTGTTTTACGTATCGCTACTGCAGCTAAACAAACAGGTGCTTCTACTGCTGATGCTTTAGCTTTTGCTACTGCACTTCAAGCAATTGGTGTCCCGGCACAAGCTGGTGGTACTGCTATATCTCGTGTATTTCAAGAAATAGAAAGAGCAATACAAAACGGAGATGAACAACTTCAATTATTTGCAAGAGTAGCAGATGTTGAAATGAAAGAGTTTGCACAACTTTTTGGTGAAGATGCAGCTATGGCTGTAGCTAAATTTATACAAGGACTTGAAAATGCAGGAGATAGAGGTCTTAAAGTACAAGATATTCTTAAAAAACTTAATTTATCACAAAGAAGAACACAGTTAGCAATAAATGGTTTAGCAGCATCAGGAGATTTATTAGTACAGACTTTACAAACTTCACGTACAGCATTTGATGCAAATATAGCTTTACAGGTTGAAGCAGCTAAAAAGTTTACAACAACAGCTCAACAAATGATTCTTCTTAGAAATCAAGTAAAAGAATTAACTATGAGTATGGCAGACGAGTTTTTACCAGTCGTAAGAAGGCTTATCTTTTTCTTACAAGCATTTACACAAAATATCTCAGGTGAAGCATTAGTCAATCTTGGCAAATTGTCTTTTAAAATAGCAGCAGTTTCTCTTGCATTTAGAGCATTAGGTGCGGCTATGGTAAGAAATGCTGGAATAGTATCAGTTGTTACAAAAGGTTTTGCACTGTTACAAGGCATATTAAATCCTACATCATTATTAGTTATAGGTGGAGCAGTTGCTACAGTTACTTTAATGTTTCAAGGTTTAAAAAAAGAAATTGATGATTTAGATATAGGAGGTGCTATGGGTTCAGCAGCTTTTGCCGATGCAATAGGAACTGCTGAACAATTTGGTGAAGGAACTTCTAAAGCTTTAAAGGCTTTACAAGAGAGAAGAAAAGTACTTCAAGCAGAAGCTGATAAGTTTCAATCTGATAATCCAAATATGACAGCAAAACAAAAATCAAACTTAGATCAATTACAATCAGATATAGATTTTATAGATGGTCAAATAGAAGGTTTAGATAACAGTATTGAATTTATCATAGGAAATCAAATAGAAAAACTTACTGGTTCAGGTGGAGCAATAGGTAGCTTCTTTACAGGAATACAAGCAGATACAACTCTTGATCAAAGTCTTGTTGATCAAATGTTAGAACAAATATTAATAGGAGGTCAAGACCCTGAAACATTAATTGAAGCATTTGGAGCTGAACAAATTCAACCTGCTATTGATAAGCTAGAACAAGAATTAGCAGATACAGACTTTGAGCAAGTAATGCTTTCTTTTGGTGCAGGTTCAGTATCAAAAATTTCAGATGAACAACAAGATTTAATAGATAACATAGAACATTTAAAAAAATTACAGGGAGATATTGTTGATTTAGAAGATAGCTATGCAGCAGTCTCAACAAAATCTGCTGAAATAGCTGCAGAAAGAGTCATACAAGCTGAAGGTCTAGAAATTTTAAATGAAGGAATGATGGACACTTTAGTTGTAGACATAGCAAAGGAAAGAGAACGAACTAGAGAAAAAATGTTGCAAGAAGGCTTTGATAAGAAAATGTTGGCAGGTCTAGAAATGTCCGGAAGAGTTTCTAGAGCAAATGCAAAAATTGAAGCCGATAGATCAGCAGCAGCTCGTAAAGATGCACAAGATACATTATTTGAATTATCTCAAAGAGAAATAGCTATAGCAAAAGTAGAAGGAATGGCTAAAAAATCTTCTGAATCAATTGTGAGTTTATTTCAAGATATACCAGAGCAAGTTAACTTTACAGCTTCAGAAGTAGTTAGAAATTTACAAGACCAAGCTGTACTAGGTGCTCAATTTATGGCAACTATAAATCAGCTTAACGAAGCTGGTTTTGTAGCTCTTGCAGGTATGTTAGCAAAAGAAGGTCCAAAAGCTCTTGCAGTAGCACAAAACTTTTTAGCAAGTCCTGAATTAGCTAAAACAGCTGAAAAAAACATTGCTGAAGCTAATATAAGCTTTATTCAACAAATGACAGATATGTCTGATGAATTAGGTGCAAGTGATGCTGAGATAAGAGATGCTTTCTTCGGTACCGGTGAAAATTTAGTAGACGGTTTGGCAGAAGGTATCAGAGCTGGAGAAAAAGCTATAAGAGAAGCTCTTATAGAAAGTATTCAATCAGGAATAGAAGGTCTTGAAGTAACATTTGCAATAAGCTCTCCATCTATGTATATGTATCACCACATAGGTCAACCACTTATAGATGGTGTTATTTCTGGTATAAGAAGTAAAAAATCAGAAGTAGAAGAAGCTTTAGTTGAAACAATAGGAGAAGGTGTAAATAAAGTAGAGGCAATTGTAGGAGACAGTAATATAGACTTTAGTAGTTCTACTTTTAAATCAGGAGTAGCTGGAACAAAAACTCAGTTATCAGAAGTATTTAACTTATATACAGGATTTATTGAGACATTAGATAGTGTTGCAAGCGGAACATTAGGACTTAGAAAAGCTGAAAGAAATTTAGAACAAACAAGAAAAAACGGTATAAAACTTACTGAACAATTAGCAGACGCTAATAAAGAACTTGCAGATGCTATTAAAAAGTTTGGCAATGTAGGTGTTCAAACTGATTTTGAAAAACTTAATTTAATGAAAGAACAATTAAGTCTTTCTCAAATGATTGGTGATCAAAATAAAAAGAATACAGCTAGTGAAAGACTTGCAATAAAAGATGCTAAAAGAGATGTAGAATTTTTAGAGCAGGCTGTACTTAGAGGTGTTGCTTCTGAAGATGAGCTTCAAGCAGCTAGAGAAACTTTAGCTGAATTACAAGGAACTACAGAAGGTATAGATAATTTTAAAGATAGAGAAGATTTTGAAGCTAGGCTTACTTTACAAAAAGATATTTTAGAACTTCAAATACAGTTTCAAAAAGAACTTATTGAAAATATGAAGACAATGCAAAAAGAAGCTTCTGATGAAGTTGAAGATGCTCAAGGTAAAATTTCTGATATACAAGATGACATTACAGATCAAGCAGATAAAGAAGCAGTAGCACAAGCAGCTGTAAACACTGCTAAGTTTGCACAATATCAAACTCAGTTAAAGTTAATGGAACTTGCTGATGAGCTTATAGCTTTAGGACCTAAAGGTGAAGATCAATTTAAAAAGATAGCTTTAGCAGTTGGTATGCCTGAAGAAGCAATTAATAATTTAATTGATAGAGCTAAAACTAAAGGTAATGAACTATTTAACGTATTAGACGGAATAGCAGAAAAACTTTACGAAATAGATTATATACAAACCCAACTTGCTTTGGGTATTAATGGAGATGATTCTGGTATAACAGTACCTCCACCTCCTAATAAATCAAGCGTAACTATTAACGATATGCAATATAAAGGTGGAGTTACCGCAATAGGTAAAAGAGCATTAGTAGGTGAATTTGGTCCAGAAATTATTAGTGTTGGTCCATCAGGAACAAGAGTCACACCTACAGGTATTGGTGGAGTAGGTGGTGGAATTATTGTAGAGAACCTTAGTGTTAATGTCACAGGTGTTCCTTCAGATCCTCAGTCAGCAAGAAAAGCAGCTATGTCTATAAGAAAAGCTTTAGTTAACTTAGAAAAGGAAGGAAGTAGCTCTTCTATATTAGGACGATAATGGTTGATAACTTACAAACAGATAAAATGGTTTCTTGTTTAAAAGAAGGTTGTAGTGATTATTTTTACCAAATGGCAAATTATGATAACTGCCCAAGGCATAGGATATAGATGGCTAATACAGTAACAGTAGGTAGATTAACATTCACCTCTCCGGGTGAACTATCTTTTAGTGGTTCCACTAATCAACCAAACAATCAAATAAATATTAGTGGTAAATTAGCTGTAGATGATTTAGACGATGCAAAGTCTCTAAGAGATGAACTTATATCTATGGCTAAATTAGATTGTCCAGTAGCTTTTACATATACTGGAGATTCAACTCTTAAAGGATATTGTTATGTTGAAAGTGCTTCTATAGATATAAGTAGATATAGTATTGGTGGTATAGATTATAATTTAGATTTACTTTGGCTTGGTAAACCGGGAGAAGTTAATTTAGAAAGTCATTTTTCTGGTGCATTAATAGAAAATAGTCATTCTATAACAAGTACAACAATGCAAATGCATTCTCCTCCAAGACAACATTACACTTATTATCACACAGGTACATTAACAAATACATCTAGAGAACATTATCAAGATCAAACAACAATTGTAAAAACTGGTGGTAATTTAAGAGCTAGTAATGCTACTTATAATGTTGATCCAGAAAACTATTATGAAGGTGCTGTAGAAATAAAAATAAAAGATTATCACGATCAATTAAGACTTAGAGCTGGTAGAGATTCTGATAATAAACCTACAGATGCAATTATACAAAATGGTTTGATAAAGTTAACTGTTCTTGGTGATAACACATCTCAATGTAGATTCACAACACATTTATATGACCCTGATACTAATGATTACACATCAGCACAAACTTGGTCTATATCTGCTACTAATTCTGCTACTGAATGGCAAAGCTGGCAGTCTATCCAAATATTAAAAAACGAGCCTCAAATCGCAACTATAAGGCTTACAACACACTATGACGCTACTAATAAAGATGGACGACTAGTTTTTGATGTAACTATGAAAAGAGGAGCTAGACATTTAGAGTTTGTTGCTTCACAATGGCAAGCACAACAATTAAATATAAAAGCTGTTACTTCTTTAGCGGGAACTAATGCTACAGGTTATGTTAAAGCTACTTCAGCAGATGGACAAGGTAACAAATATATTATTGGTACACCTTCAGCTTATACAGCTAATACATCAAATTTAGGAATTGCTGTTTCAGGTTCAACTGCAGTTAAAGGTTTCATTGGAGGTGAAATAGGTTCTGCCTCTGGTGCTAATACATCAGATAATATAAGAGATCAATATATAGATTCTATATACGAAACAGTTAGAGTAGTTAAGTCGTGAGTATTCAAGAAAAGGTTATGGCACCGGGTACTTTTACAGTACAACTTAATGCAACAACAACACCAAACTCAATAATAAATTCTATTGACCCTTGGGGACAAATATTAGTTCACAGTACTCGTGTAGATGAAAATACCATATCTAATCAAGATATGATTGCAACTGCTCGTTATGTAGGTGTAGTACAAAATTTACAATATGATTTAGATTCTTTTCAAGTTAGTGGTAAAGGAACTATGGTTTATCTTGGAGATAGTGATTCAAGAGGATTAGTAGTTGCTGAAACAGCTGGCTCTGGAGCTGTAAGAAGTTATACAGCTGATTCATTAAGTAATGTATTAGATAGGACTACGAGTACACCTTATGGAATACTTAGAACTGGTGATTCTGCAGCACAACAAGCTGTAAGAACTAAAGCAGGAAGTATTACTAATCCTACTACTGGCACAACAACTTACACAGGAGATCATTATTTAGAGTCAACATATAGAGCTGTTAAATATGTAGTAGAACATTTTGATTGTGAATTTTATGTAGATAACGAAGGATTTATATACGCAGGTAGACCAGAAGTATTATTTAATGGACACAATACTAATCCTGATGCAATTATTATTAGACAAGGTCAAGGTGAAGATCCAAACATAGAAGGTTTTATTCCTGCTGGTATTACTACAGGATTTGATGCAGAAGAATATGTTACAAAAGTTGAACTTATTCCTACAGGTGCAACTAAAGAAGTTTCAATGGCTGATGCTGCAGTTTCTACTAATGAATATAAAGATTTATTTAATGCAAATTTAAAAAGAATACAAGTAGTTAAAGATGCAAGTGCAACAGAGTCAAATTATCAAGCAAGAGCTAATAAAGCTTTAAGTGAATATAACAGACTCAAAAAAACAGTTAACGTTTCTTTAGAAGGTTACGATATTTCTGGTTCTTTTCAAGTTGGAGATAAAATATTTATATATGATCCACAAGTTGGATTTGAAGATACTTCATCAAAAGCATCTCTGGAAAGTAGAGATATACACCAAGTTACATATCAAGGTTCTACTATAAATCCAGAAAAAATAAGAGTAGTTGGTATGTCATATCCAGTACAAGACGGTATGGGTGTTTACTATAGAAACAGCTCAACTGGTGTAATTACAGATTTAACAGATTATATTGTTTTTGAAACAGGAGATATAAGTTTAGAAATAGGTGATGTAGGACAAACTTTATCAACAGATTTTTCTACTGCAGCTGCTGTTATAGCAGTAGATAGTAATGATGATTTTACCGTACCAGACCAACCTACTAAACCGTCCAATGGTGCAGTTGGATTTGATAATTCTGTAGGTACATATCGAGATGGTGCTGGTGCCGTAAAAGGATTTATAAAATTAGACTGGACAAAACCACAAAATAAAAATGGTACAACCATACTTGACGGAAGTCATTTCTTAATACAATGGCGAATGGTTTCCGACAGAGATGGCAATAGTATTTTAGATAGCAATGATGTAGCTTTAGATACATCTGATTATCAATCAGCTTCTGTAGATTTTGATCAATCAAGATATATTATAGAAAACTTAAATATAGGTTTTACTTATACAGTAAGACTATTTGCTTTTGATTTAAAAAATCATAGTTCTGATGTTGTACAAGTTGCAGCTATACAAATACCAAGATCAAGTATTGCTCCTAATAAACCTGCTAAACCAGAAAACACTTTTGGTAGTTTAGCTAATGGATTATTAAGAGCTCAAATAGAACATAAGCTTGCTCAAGTAAAAGATGATGATGGAAATGTTATAGGTTCTCCTATCAACTTTACTTTAGATAGAGATATTTCACATTTAAATGTTTATGGTGCTAAAGCAACATTTAATTTATCTTATGACA